GCGCGGAATGATCGGCGGCTGATGCATCTCGTTCAGATACCGCCCGAGGCCATCGAGAAGCTTTGGCCCCTGGCGGCGAAGCTATTGGACAAGGCCATCTCACTGAGCAATGGCTACACCACTCTCGCGCGCGAACATGAAGCGGTAGCAGCGCAACAGAAGCAGCTTTGGTTTGTGGTCAATCCGGAGGGCCGCGTCCGCAATGAAGCGGTGGCCGCAGGGATCACCTGCATTCAACAGAATGCAGACGGTTCTAAGACCGCCAACATCGAATATTTTGGTGGTGGTGACATGAAATCATGGTTCGCGCTGAAAGGCGTATTTGAATCATGGGCACGTGACGAAGGATGTCGGGACATTCGGATGTGGGCGCGCAAAGGATGGGCGCGACATCTCCCCGATTTCAAGATCACGCATTACATCATGCGAAGAGAGCTTACCTAGATGTCAACTGGCGGTGGACAGACCACACAAAACGTCACCCAAAATTCTGCACCCTGGCAACCCGCGCAACCCTATCTCACCGACCTCTTTGGTCAGGCGCAGAACACCTACCTCAACGCGCAAGGGCAGGCGGGTACATATCCTAACGATGTTGCACCATTCTCCCCCACCACGCAGCAGGCTCTTAGCCTCACGGCGCAGCGCGCGCTCAATGGCTCGCCCCTGGTCAACACAGCGGACCAATCCCTTACCAACATTCTGAACGGTAGTCAGTCCGCGCCGGGCAATGATGCGCTTACCAAGCTTCTCGGCGGGTATAATAATCCAGGCGATGGCATTGCTCAGCAATTGGCGGCTGGTCAGACTGCAGGCCAAGGCGCGCTATCCAGTATCGCAACGTCCGGGGTGAATCCCTATCTCAAGTCGATGTACGACGCGGCGTCCCAGCCCGTGATAGACAGCGTCAACTCGCAATTTGGGCTTGCCGATCGTACCGGGAGCGCCGCCAACCAGCAGGAGCTAACCCGCAATCTTGGCGAGCTTGCCGGCAATATCTACGGCTCGAACTATAACCAGGCGATTCAGAACCAAGAAGGAGCGGCCAACTCGCTTATCGGTGCGCAACAGAACGGCGCATCGCTCTTGAGCAACAATGCCGCCAACCAAGCCAGCACCATTGGGCAGGCCGCTCAAAATCTGAACAACAATTTCAATACGCAAAACCAGCAGGCGGTTTCGGCGGCGTCCTTTGCCGTGCCGCAGATGGTGAGCCAGGACTGGACGAGTCTGCAAAACCTTCTCAGCACCGGCCAAGCGCAAGATCAGCAGAACCAAAACCTGTTGAACAACAATCTCGCGGCCTGGAGCTATCAGCAGCAGCAGCCCTGGAACATCCTGGACAATTATTCCGGCGTGTTGACGGGCTTGGGTTCGTTGGGCGGCTCGAAAACGGGTACGCAGACGACACAGCAGCCGGGGCAATCACTACTTCCGAGCCTGATAGGTGGTGCCATTCAAATGGCCCCCTTCTTGTTGGCGTGAGGCATATATGACAGGCACAGTCTGGAATTGGTCTCCGGTCACCGAGGCACTCAATAACCTCGCTGGCTACTATGGGCAGCAGAAGCTTTATCAGAATGCCTTGCAGGGCATGTTCGGCTCACAATCGCCGAGCAGCGCGCCGGTTCAAGGCACAACCGCACAGATGCAGTTGCCAGCCCCAAGCCTCAATCTCCCGAGCGCGCCCGCTGCGCCCGGGGGCGTGACCGCACAACAGCCGCAATCCCCGCCCGTGAACATCTCCGGTCTGAATATCCCCGCGCTCCAAGGCCAAGGCATGACCGGGCCTATGGGTCAGATGCCCGGCGCTGATATGACCTACAACATGCTCAAGGGCCTACCGCCCCAGATGGGCTTTCCAATGCTGTTACAGACGGCACAGAAGCAGCAGGAGCGCCAGCAGGGTATCGCTGATCGCAAGATCGCGCCGCTAAGCGACCAGGAAGCGCAGGCCGCAGGCTTGCCTCCCGGCGTGTGGGGCAGGGACATTTCTGGGAACATCGTCCAGATCGCAAGGTCGGACATGAAGTCACCAGGCGCGATCAAGCAGGAAGAAGATATCGACGCCTTCAAAAATAAGCTGCCGATGAATGAATATCAGGCAGCGACGGTGAGAGATTCGAACGCGAAGTTGGCGGAGGAAATCCGGCACAATAAAGCCGACGAAAGTAACGCCGCTAATAAGTCTGATATGAGCGCGCCAGTGACCGTTGAGGCCGCCGATCCCAAAAACCCAGGGCAGCGAACACAATTTCTTGCGCAGCAGGATAAAAAAACCGGCCAGTGGTATACCGGCGACCAAACTCGCACTCCTCTCACAGATGTTATGCTACCTGGTGGCGTTCCTGGTGGCGGGCGAGCGGCTGCGCAAGTCGGGCGCATGATGGGGGCCGCGAAGGATGTGGCGACCGGGCTTCGGAATGTGTCCCAGCTTCCCATTACTTCTAGCACAGGGCTAATGGGCCTGATCGGGGGCAAGCAGGAGGCGCACGGACTTTGGGACGCATCGCGCACCGTGCTTGCTAACCAGATGACCCCGCAAGAAGTTCAAAGCACTAAGGCGATGTATGTTGGCATTGCCAAGGCCATCGGAACGCTCGACGCGGGTGGGTTGCAAACATCGGACATGTTTTTAAAGCAAATCGGCGGTCTACTTCCTGCCGAGGGCGACACCCATATGACCAAGCTTTTGAAATTGGCGGAGCTGCGTCAGCAAGCGGACAATGCCCTTGAAACACAATTGAACGGCCCACTCCTTAGTTCTCAGCAGAAAATATATGCCAAGAGTTTGCGTGATGATCTTGAGAAGGCCATCCCGTGGGCACCACTTGACGTTATTAACCTGATTAAATCGAAAGACCCGAACGCAAAGATTTCTGACTTTGCCAAGGGCGTTGGTTTAGGCGCCCAAAATATCACTCAGGCACCATCTGGCGTTGACCAGAACGTATGGCAGCACGATGGAAGCCAAGCGGGGTCTAGCGGAGGGTCTAGCGGCGGCGCTTCCGCACCAAACCCGCAGAAGCCGCCTCCGGGCTGGACCCTCCATCAAGACGCCCATGGCAACCGCGCCTATGTCAGCCCTGACGGCAAACAGTTCATGGAAGCGAAATAATGGCATTCGATCTGGCGACGGCCAAACCTGTTAGCGGTGGCGGGGGGTTCGATCTCGCCACGGCGCAGCCCGTTCAGCAGGCGCAGCCGTCCCTTGGACAAACGCTTGGGGACTATCTCTTTGGCATAAAGCAGGGGATTTATGACATTCCGCAATCCGCCGTTGAAATGGGGGCGCGCGGGTTAGACGCCGTTGGACTTACTCAGAACGCCTATGGCGACACCAAAAACATGTTCAACACGATGAACAATATCGCCGCCACGGGTAGGTCGAACTACACTAAGGGCGGCCGGTTTGTTGGCAATGTGTTAGGAACTCTCCCAACATTGGCGGTAGCGCCTGTTGCTGGTGGCGGCGCGCTCCCCGCGTTGGCAAACGGTGCGATACAGGGCGGCCTATCTTCCGCACTTACATCGAACCAGAGTGACAGCCCTTTCACCGCCACGGGCCTTGGTGCGGTTGCTGGCGGCGCTCTTGGTGGAATTGGTAATTTGGCCGCACGCGGCATTGCCTCCGCAATAGCACCGGCCCAGCCTGCGATAAATCAAGCGGCAGATTACGTGAAGGCGCTGATGACATCTGCGGGCAAGTCGCCAGCAGACCTGCCGGCCGCTCAACTCGCCTCGAATGGCAAGCCCATTATCGCCGCTGAGGCTATCGGAAAGCCCGCCGAGGTTGCCCTTGGGGCGCTGGCTCGGCGTCCGGGTCAGACAGCGGGTACGCTTGGAGCGGAAATGGCTGCACGGCAGGCACAGGCCCCGCAACGCATCGTTGGCGATTTCGCGAGCGCATCCGGGATCGACCCGGCCGCAGCGCAAGGCCAGCTTGATAAATTCGTGGAGACAAACCAGAAGGCCGCAGCGCCGCTCTATCAGCAAGCCTACGCCGCAAACCAGAATATCGCGTCTCCCGAGATCGATCGAATCCTCTCCACGCCAGCCGGCAAGAAGGCACTGAGCAAAGCGGCCGAGATGATGCAGAACGATGGCTCACTGATGGGCGTGTCAGACCCCGATTTGCTCGAACAGGCAAAAGAGGGCGGCATGGACATTCCTTGGAAGGGGGGCGTCTCGTCTGGGCTTAAGCTTCGCAGTTTGGACTATGTGAAACGCGCGCTTGATGACCAAATCGGCGCCGCATACCGCTCGGGGGCCAAGACGGAGGGAGGAATCCTCACCGGCCTCAAAACACGCCTCACCTCCGCTCTTGATGATGCTGACGTGACCGCGCAAGCCGGGCCCAACTCTCTAAAGCCCGAAGGCGGACTATATGCCCAGGCTCGCGCCAAGGCCGGCAGTTACCTGAGCGCCCAAGAGCAGTTCGAAAACGGTGGCAACCATATCCTCAACCAGAATGTCACGCCCCAGGAGATGGCCGCTCACATGGCTGACCTCGGGCCGGCCGATCTCCAGGCCTACAAAGGCGGGATTGCCAATCGTATTTTTGACCTCTCACAAAACGGTAAGCTGAACGCGAAATTGGCCGATGCGCCATCTGTTCAGCAGAAGCTGGGGCTTGTGTTGGGGCCGGATAACGCCTCGCAGCTTCTCCAAAAGCTTGGCGTCGAAAAGAGCATGGCGAACTTTGCGCGCCTTCGTGTGCCTGGAGCGGGAAGCCCAACTGCGGAGTACGCCGCAGAGATGGGCAATCAGGATGCAATGGGCAATCTCGCGTCTCAGAACACGTTAGACTTTCTCGGGAAAGTCGCCTCACAAGGACTGATTAAAGGCCCGACCTCATACTTGGCAGGAAAAGCCAAGGACATTGGCGCGGCTTATCTTACAAGTGGAATGCCTGTCACCGTGAGAGACGTAGCCGGCCGATTGTTGATGTTGCCGCCGAAGGATTTGCACGGCGCGCTGACAGCGCTCCCGCAGATACCGGCTTCAAGGCGTGCGGCGGTTGCATCTGCGATTAGGGGTAATATCAATCATGCCCCGATCCTCGGTGGGCTTCTCGCCGCGCCACTCGTGAATAATGGGCTGCAACCATAGGCAGAGCCCGATAACCGCGTATTGCGCCAAAAGCATAAGGCCGACGCGTTCGAATGTACCCATAGCCCAATCTTACCCCAGGAATCCCATGTCCGCCATAGACCTTGCGGCCTTCTAGATGGATTGGAATCTAGGAACGGCGATCAGGACGAAAAGCCAAACATCGGGCCGACAACCTTAAACACGTAATCAGGTAGCTGCATCCCGGCCCTTCCTGGGTTCTCTGAGGGGATGAGCATAACCCCATATTCAAGGCATCCACAAACCCATGACCGGGATTCAAGCCTATTCGACCACTGCCGCCAGCAATGTTCAGGCCAATACGGGCATTAACTGGGACGAGGGTATGCCTCCGGGCTCGGTCAACAACTCCGCCCGCCAGAACATGGCAGATTCCAGGGCGGCCTTTAATGACCTCATCTGGTTTCAGTATGGGACCGGGGACACCTCTACGCTTTCAACTAGCGTGGTGTATTCCTCCTCGACCGCGTTCAAGGTCAAGGGCGTTGATGTCACTACGCCGTACCATGCAGGCCGCCGCGTTAAGGCCGTTGGCACTTCAACCGGCACGATCTACGGCACTATCTCATCTTCCTCGTTCTCCACCGACACGACTGTCAATGTCACCTGGGATTCCGGCTCGCTCTCGAATGAGACGATCACTGTTTATCTGAGTCAGGTTCCCGTTACTGGCTCGCCCATAAACTCATCTGCCATTTCCGGGAACCAGACCGGCACTTGGACTCCGACTGACACCAGCGGCGCATCACTTTCCTTCACAGGCGTTTCCGCCGCCTATACCAAAATAGGAAATATGGTCTATGCCTATTTCCGGCTGACGTACCCCGCAACGGCCAACGGGTCGAACTCCCAGATCGGCGGCTTACCCTTCACCGTTGCGAGCGCGACCTATGCCATCCAGGGCCTGCTTTCACTGACCACGACATCAAATATCAATGAGATCGTCGCCTCCAATAACACCACGAACTTTCAGCCGGCGCTAAACGCTAGCCGTGTAACCAACGCCAATCTGACCGGCGCCATTCTTGGCGGTATGGTCATTTACCCGGTGACGTGATGACAACCACATATGAAGTCGATTCCAACGGCATTATCTTCCAGATTGACCAACCAGATAATGCGCCGACCCACCGGACGCCTTACCCCCCGGGGTCCACATTGCCCACTTCCGCTGCGCCCGAACTCATAGCGCTTACGCAGCAAGTGTGGACCGATGAAGTCGTAGCTGCATATCAGGTGATCGCTAATCGCGGACCGCTCGACACCTAATGTCCGCCATAGACTTTGCGGCCGCTTTCGTTCGCCAGTTCGAAGGCTGCCAGCTCCAGGCTTATGCTGATGTGGGTGGAGTCCAGACTATCGGTGTGGGCCATACCGGGCCCGAAGTCCACGAAGGGCTTATCTGGACCGATTACCAAGCCGAACAAGCGTTTCTCTCGGACCTGAAACACGCGCTTAACGAAGCTCAGAAAGCCGTCTCCGTAGCTCTCACAGACCGGCAATGGGCGGCGGTGATCTCTTTTGTGTTCAATCTGGGAGCGGGAGCGTTTCGGGGCTCAACCCTCTGCCGTCTCATCAATCAATCGAAGTTCATCGACGCGGCGAAGCAATTCCCGCTTTGGGACCATGTGGATGGCGAAGAGAGCAAGGGCCTATTGCGCCGCCGCTTTTCTGAGGCTGCTTTATTTCTGGAAGGAACCTGACATGGCGAAGGTGATCGCGTTTTGTGAATCTGTGGCGACGTGGGTTAAGCAAAGCCCATATTACGTGGCGGGGTTGTTCATCATCGCCATGACCATCGGATCGATGCTCTAATGTTCGGCATTGATGATCTTGCCAATACGGTCGTAGGTATCGCCGGGAAGCTGGTCGATAAGCTGATCCCGGACCCGCAAGCGGCGGCAGAGGCAAAGTACAAGCTCCTCGCGTTGGCCCAAGACGGCACGCTAAAGCAGCTTATGGCCGATACCGACTTGGCGAAGGCGCAAGATGCGATCAACCAGGCCGAAGCGGGAAATAATAGCATATTCGTGGCGGGCTGGAGGCCCTTCATCGGCTGGTGCTGTGGCGTGGTGCTGGGCTTCAATTATATCGCCGCGCCGCTTGCGAGTTGGGCGGCCATGCTCTTGGGGGCGAAGGTACAAATCCCAACCCTTGGCTTCGATCAGATACAGCCGATCCTCTACGGAATGCTTGGCCTCGGCGCGATGCGTACCGTTGAGAAGGTCAACGGCATTAAGGCGGGACAGTGAGATGAACCAAGAGCATTTCGAGACGCTCAAACGGACGGGTGATTGGGTCTTTGTAGCTGGGGTTCCGGCCTTGATGGTGCATTGGACACTTTCTGACGTTTACACCTCGCTCGGCATTGCTTGGCTGGCCGTCCGCTTTGTCGAATGGTTTTGTCTCGCGCTTCCCAAGCTCGTTACGGTCGTGCGGCGTCGGTTAGGTATCTGACCCATATGTCAGGTGAGCCCCGGCGCCACCTCATCATTCCTGACACCCAAACAAGACCCGGCGTACCGCTCGATCATCTCGATTGGATCGCCCAAGCCATTGTCGATTACCGGCCTGATGTTGTGGTGCATCTAGGCGATCATTGGGACTTCCCCAGCCTCAACGGCCATGAAGAACCCGGCTCCGCGCCACTTGAAAACAAGCGGTATGCCGATGACCTATTTGTGGGCAATGAAGCCTTCGCGCGGCTCTCCAAGCCAATGGATGCGGAGATCGAGCGGATTGTTCTCTGCAAGAAAAAGCGATGGACGCCGCGCAAGGTCTTTATCACTGGCAACCATGAAACTCGCGCCGATAGAGTAGCGGACAACAATCCGAAATTCCTGGGCACCATCGGCTCAGACAAATGTGATACGCGCGATTGGGAGCGGCACCGTTTCCTTGAAGTGGTGGATATCGATGGGATTCTCTACTCCCACTATTTCCAGTCCTCGCATAGCAACCGCCCGATTGGCGGGTCGGTCATCAACAAGCTTACTAAGATCGGCGCATCGTTCTGTCACGGGCATGTTCAAGGCTTGGACATGGGCACCAAGATCATGGGAAACGGCAAGACGTGGTGGGGCATTTCCGCGGGGAGTTGCTACGTCCATGAGGAAGATTACCGGGGCGCGCAGGGACAAAGGCATTGGCGCGGGATTCTCGTCTTGAATGAGGTCGAGCACGGCGAGCATTGCCCGATGCCGCTTTCACTTCGGTATCTATGCCGCCGCTACGAAAAGATGGACTTGGCGCACTTTCACCGGCTCAAATATCCGAACGGGCATTGGGATCATCTGGCATGAGGTGCATTGCCTACTATGTCCAACCGCTCAAGACGGACCAGCCCGCCCTCGTCGTAGTCGATATCGACAAGCAAGAATCCCATGTGTTCGAGATAGACGCGAAGAACATCGCGCGGCTAACAGCGGAGGGTGCAGACATAATCGCTTCTGCAATGGGGAATTTTAGTTGGAAGTTCGGCGCTCAGGAATTGATGCTTTCATGGCCCAAGCATGACCCTCCGTCTGACACCTGATTTGCTGGCAGCAGGATACGATTACCTAAGACAAACCGAACCATTCAAAGGCTGGCGGCTTCCCGAGGCGGAGGGGATTGGCTTCGCGGTCATAGCCGACCACAAAGTCTATGCCGATTTCGGAACGTTGAACGATACGCCGATCATTCGGGTTAGCACGGCAAAGAACGGACATACGCTGACCATCCTCGCCACACTCGGGCATGAGATGGTCCACCTCTATCAGTGGCTGCATGGCCTAGACAGAGGCGGCGAACATAACGCGGATTTCTGGAAGCGGGCGAAGCGCGTATGCCAAGCTCATGGATTTGATCCGCGCACATTTTAAGAGGTCTGCGCCCGCTCTGCCCCCTCCAGAGTTGATGAGCGCGACAGCCCCTGGGTCCTTAATTGGGCTCAGGGGCTTTATTCTTTTAGCCCGGCATCTTTGCGTGGCTGCTGGCAACTCCTCGGTGCCCTATATAACGTGTGGCACAGAGCAAGAACAACAGCGGTTCTTTTGGAGTAAACGCACTGTCCCTGAGTGATAGCAAAATGCCAGGGAAAACTGGTGCCGCAGGTGAGAATCGAACTCACGACCTATCCCTTACCAAGGGGCTAGAACAGCATTTCAGCCTTTGTTTTACGTGCTTATTCCTTTGCGATCCTTAGCAACGAATGGCGAACAGGCATGAAACGTTCCAGCCAAAAGGTTCAACTGTGCAAAGGAACAGTCCCTATTCCAAAGAGGCTACGGCGTCGGCCATGTGCTCGGGCCTGAATCTCGCATAAGTCCGATAGGTCACGCGCGGATCGGAGTGCCCGAGATATTGTCCGACCTTGTACAGATCCACGCCGTCCGAGACCATTTTCACCGCAGCGCTATGGCGAAGGATATGCGGGCTGACATTCTCGATCTTCGCCCGCTCGCATGCCCGCCGGAAGGCTTTGGAAATATTCTTGATCGGCTCCCCGCCCCATTCGATCACATGCTCACTGGTTCGGACTTTGTAGGCTTCCTCCAGCGCGGTCCTGATCGAATTGGTCATGGGCACGGTGGCGCGGCCCTTGCGGCGCCCGTCCGAAGTGGCGAGCCTTATCTCGCCCCGCTCGAAATCCACCCGGTCCCATGTGAGCTCCAGGAGGGCCGACGCGCGGCCGGCCGTGGCCCAGCCTAGCCGGATGAATAGCTCGGTGTGGGCTGTTTCAGCCGCCTGGGCCAACTTCTCCATTTCCTCGCGGGTGATATAGCGATCGCGGGGAGGGGGCGTGGACGGCATTTCAAACACGGCGTCCCGGTCCATCTTCGCCCACTTGAGCGCGGCTTTCAGAACGCCAAGGTCTTTGATGATGGTCCCGTTCGAAAGGCCGGGGTTGCTGGCCCGCCTGGAGCGGCCATAAAGGCGGCACTGTGGGCGCGTCACCTGGTCGGGCCTCAGATGGGCGAAGGTTGGTTTTAGCGCCCGCCAGGACCATTCCATGGCCTTTACGGACCGCGCGCCTTGCTCCCGCTTATCGTCTATATAGGCCGGCACGATATCCCCGATCAGGTCGCGTTGCCGCGCGACTTGGAGGTCCCTCAGTGCCCGTTCCGCAGCAGCGCGATCCTTGGTCGAAAGGGAAACGCGTTGGGTTCTTCCTTCGTGTCGCCTGACGGCGCACCAGATGTCCCGGTAGAGTTTAAGCCGCCACATTCCCCCGCCTCATGTCTTAGAACCTCTTGTGCCGATATTCTGAGGGTAGATTTGCCCGCCCGGAAAGCCCTCAGTTCTCCCGCCTTGATTTTCCTATAGATAGTGCCCGGCGTGACCTCCCAGCGGGCAGCCAGCTTTTCCACACTTAGGGGCTTTTCGAGAGAATCGGTCATGCCGCCCTCCTGCTCATCCTGTGGCCTTGGGGGTGGGGGGAATGTTCGATTGTGACCGTTTCGACTGAATGCGCGCCCACCTTCGCTTGGCGTAACGTGCCGCCCCGTCCCGGCCCTTCCACAGAACAAATTTGAGGAAACGATCCCAGTGCATTGCGCCGCGCGCCTCGTTACATAAGCGACATGCCGCAACCAAATTATCCCATGCGTCAGAACCCCCAGCGATGGACGGTTTGACATGCTCACGGGTCGGGGTGCGGTTATCTTGCCGACCAGTTACGAAGCTTACGCCGCAATAGCAGCAGCGCCAGTTCTGCGCTTCACATAGGCGCGCCAGTTGCGGATGGATACCTGCAACCCTCTCCGCCGTCGGCACAAGAGAATACATTTCGCCCCGCGCACCCATTCTCTACCCCTTCCTATGGGGGGTGGTGGATTCATCTTTCTGTGTGTTCGCCATAACAGCGGAGGCGGCGGTGAGGGCGGCTTTGACACAGGCCTTCATTGCCAGAAAGTGACGCGGCGATAGGCCGTTGCACATCTGAACAGCCTGAGCCTCCAAAGCACATCTAGTCGCCGCTTCTACCGCTTCCTCTGTGAAGGTCATGGTCATGCTGCTTCCATTTCTCGCGCGTTAAAGAGTGGCGTCCCGTGCATGGATCGTGGCAATGGCGCTTCTGCTTCCGGCATCGCTGACGGCAAAATCTGGAATGCCAGCAAGTCGCCTTCGGTTTTTCCTACGTAATGAAAGCCCGCTTTGATCCAGCAATAGCCGAAGGTGGGAAGCCCACGAACGATGACGGGCTCAACCTTGCGCGGGTCCAGGAACGTCACCAAGCCGAGTTCGGGCGGCTCGCCATAATGCGCCCTGGTGGCGGCGAGAGCCTCCCGGATAAGGTTGGATGCTAGCCCCGCCTTTTCCGAGCGAAAAGCGGAGCATATCCAAGCGCCAGCCCACCGATGCTTGACCCATTCTGCCTTGGGGTAGCTTGTGATCCAGAACGCCTTGCCATCCTCGGTCAAGAACACGGCGCAGCTGCCGGTCGGCGCGAACTGAGGCGAGCCGACTTTCTGGCGGTTATAATGCCTGTCCGCCAAGACGCGGGCTCCGGGATCGGCGCGATGTGAAACGCACCAACGCATCTATTCCCCTCCCATAAAATGCCGCTGGATCGCTTCGCCAAAGGCGAGGGCGGCTTTGGGCCAATTTGAAACATCGCCGCATGGATCGCGCTGAATCTGCTTTATCAACATACGTTCCATTTCTTCCCGGCTGAGGGGCGGTTTGGACTGGGCTTCGATGAGGGCGGCGGCTTCCCACCAAAGCGTGTCAAGGTGAGGATCATCTACGATATGGGCGATAGATTTTGTTTGATCTATTGCGTGTTCTCGCAACCGCTTCACCAATTCCTTCGGGTCAGTCATGGCTTTGTCTCGCTTAGAAAACGTGTTTGAAGTGGAGTACTAAAACCGCTCCAATCGCCAAGCCGGTGATGAACCCGTTGACCGCCTGCCCTAAAAATTCTCGCATCATGGCTTTGTCTCCCGCACGCACACGGCTTGGGCACGAGCCCTTACCATCGCAATATCTGCGGACGGGCTGAGTTCAGAAAGCTCTTGTCCCATCTGATAGCAAAGTGTCGTTGCAAGGTTTGGCAACGGTTCTGGCTCAACGCTTTCGGCACCGCGCAAGAAACCAATAGTCTCCGCGCCAGAAAGCGCTACGAATGCCAAAAACGCGCCTACGGCCAATTTTATAAAATCTCTCATGGCTTTGTCCCGGTCTTGAGAGCGCGGATGGTTTCAACCATCGCATCGGCGCAAGCTGATCCACCTAGGAATTTGCGAACAATTTTGACCGCTTCTTCCAACACCTCCTCACGCGGCGCGGAGAGGCTGACGCGGCGCATGGCGGCACGGAGTTCTTCTATGCTTGCCGCAATCCATGTGGCGTTGCTGTCTTTAGAATGGCGTAATATCCCGGCTGTTGAGACGTAACCGCCAGCATCATAAATCCGCGCCAATATCTCCCTCAGCGCCTCATCGGTGGGGGCGGTGGCGGAAGGTGCGGCGGCGGTCATGGCTTTGTAGATATTGGCGAGAACAACGTGGCTATCATCCATAGCCATCTCGTTTAATCCAGCGTCCAACATCGCCTCAGTCGCTTCGCGCGGCACCAGCACCATATCGCTGTCTCTATCGGTCATTGGTGGGGCTTTCGGAGTTGGGCCGGGGAAAGGAACTGTACATCCCCATATAAGTGCCGCTCGGGAAGTACGTAACGCCGCACCGCTCGCACATCCAAGCGCCGATGGTGTCTCGCCATGGGCTTGCGATCCACTTATGGAAGCACCATTTAGAACGTAGCCAACGGATCATCACTCACCTCCCGCGCTTGATGAGTGTTGGGCGTCAAAGCATCGAAACATATTCGACCTCCAACTGCTTCTTGATCGAGCGATAAGCCAAACCGAGGCCAATGTTGAAAACGCCTGATATTGCGAGCGCAATCGAAAGCCAGAAACACATCGTCATTCTCCGTTAGCAGCGCGGAGAATGGCGGCGATGGCTGCTCTGTCCTCTCTGCAGTATCCGCCAGCCCTTATCAGCCGCGCATTTTCGTGGTGAAATCGGCTTTCCAACTCTTGTGCGTACAATTCCCGCGCCTCCGCTTCGGTCATCTTTGGGCGTTGGGGCGGGGAAGAATTGGCTTTCCGTCTTTTGAGGTTGATTTCCATTTGTCGGGTCCATGGTTCATTTCGTCATCTCAGGTGGATTTGGCTTGCTTGCGGTAGAGCGTGATGATCTCGCCGGTCTTCTCGACCTCCTCGTAGATGTTACGAGGGCGGTCATCGGCAGCACCCGAGACCCGCTGTGCGAGGTCCCAGACCATGTCCATCAGCGCGGCCTTGGAGAACTTTTCCATGTCGCTGTGATAGATCGGTGGAACAAATACGGGCGGTTGGTTTTTGAGGTGCATCTGGCTATTCCGAGTAATATTTGAAGTTGAGAGCGTCAGTAACGCGCTTTGCTAAATCCTCGCTTGGGCATTTCGCCACGAATATTTTCTCAATCCCATCAAAAACTTCCGCAGCGCCTATCGTGCCACTGTGCTGGTAGTAATAACGAAGATCGGGAGTTGTAGAGTCCGCCATTATATTTTCCCCTGCGCCTTGTAATCTTCCGCGCGCACATGGTTTTCGAGTTCATTGCGACTGTCACAGAAGCCAGCGAATGTCATAATGTCCCTATGCGAATTGCACGGGTGGTTCTGGATGCGCGCCAATTCGTCCATCAGGTCCGGGGCATCTTTCCAAGAGAATTTGGTCATATCGGGCTCCTTGGTTCAACGGAATAGATGTTATCACTTATCGGGCCAAGGTCAATAGATGTAATCAGATATTTTGAGGGGTTGACCCCATAAATGTAATCACCTATTGTTACAGGCATGGGCAGAAAACAGATCAACGAAGAACAGACGATCATCAGGCTCCCAGCAGGCACGCTGGAGCGCGTGGACGCATCTCTGGAGGCGAAAGAGCCCCGCGCTGAGTTCTTCCGGGAGGCCGTGGAGCGAGAGCTAAAGCGCCGGGAACGAAAGGTTAAGTAGGCTCGCCGTAGGTTTCGCCATTTGAGGTGGGTGGGCGTAACAACTTGACCAACAACGATTTGCTGAGGCTCGACGGCTTCCAAACCATTGGCACCGAGAAGACTGGTGACGGCCTCATTGTGGATGTTGATCTGGTGACGCCCGGAAGGATTGAGCCGTGCGCGTGCCCGCCCATGACCGAGATCAGAAAGCACGGCCTGCGGGCCGTTCGCTTCAAGGACTTCCCCATCCAGCGGCAGGCCGTGACCTTGCGGATCAAGCGCCAGCGCTGGCGGTGTCAGGGGTGCGGCAAGGTCAAGCTGGAGACCCTGCCGGGCATTGATGCCGACCGAAACATGACGGTCCGGTTCCGCAACCAGCTTGCCATCGACGCCATCAACCGGACTTTCACTGACGCCGCCAACATGCACGGGGTCAAGGAGACCATGGTGCGCCGCGTCTTTAAGGAATACGCCGACGAGCGGCTGAACGGGTACGTCCCCGCCATGCCGCGCGTGCTGGGCATGGACCAGCCTGCCGCCAATGGTGCGGTAGGTTTGCTGCACCTTGATTTCTGCGGGCGTCATTTCTTCATCCCTTCGGCTTGGAGGAGGGTCATGCGCCCTCCTAAGCCCTGTGTGATGGTCATGCTCATATGATTGTGCGCCAATGACGCGCGTTCTGGTCAAACTTCTCCGGCGACTTCTCGATAATCTCGCCCCATACGTCGATCACCAGGGGCGCAAATTGGGCCGCTACAAGGCTCATGCCCTTAACGTCTGAATGGGTGCAAAAGAGCGCCACATCACCTTTGACGCAGCCGAGAAATTCGTCTGCTGAACCGAACAGGAAAGAGACGTTCTTTGGTTTCTGCCTCAGAAGCGCGCCAGCGAACACCCATGACCACATCGGGTTCGCTTCGATGCAGTATACCCGCGTGGCATACCGGCCCATGTGAAGGGCCAGGAGCCCAATACCGCCTCCAATCTCAACGACGGTCTTGCCCGCGGTCTGTGGGGCAAGATGCTCTGCGGCCATTGCGGCGGTTTCGTCATCCGCGATGGTTAGGATGGCGGCGGACCTGATATTGTGGCGCTCAGAATAGTCCAGCGAAGCCTCTGAGCCTTCCATAGCTTCATAGACCGCGTTGAGAGTTTCTTTCCAATCGTCTTTCAGGCTCATCCTCTCACCGCCCCCTGGTGCTGAATGGTCATGGCTTCACGTACCTACCGGCAGACCAATCGAACTTCGCGCCCTCGGGACGGCGGAAACCGCGGCCGCGCTCTTTCGGCAGAAGGTGTTTCTTGCGCATCGAGGCGACCTTGGATTTCTCCGCTACGTCCGCAGCAGTTTTTGTGTGACAACAATTCCGGCACGCGGGCTTGAGATTGGACTCGGCGTTTGCCCCGCCATTACAGAGCGCAACCACGTGGTCGCACTGCCAGTACTCCCCGCCGCCAATCTTGCGCCCGCATAGATGGCAACAGCCCCGAGCCGTATCAAACACACGGAGGCGTACGCGCGGAGGCGGAACGGAATCGTCGTTCTTGCCAATCCATTCGTCAGTCGCCCGTCCCATTACCGGCGTACTCCCGCATAGCGTTGGTCAAGGAGCCAAGATTGATATTGTTGCTCCATGTCATGCCAGAGCGCGCCAGAACGTTCGCCGTCTATGATCTTCGAGCGGCTTTCAACGCCGCAAAATTCGCGGACTTTATGAACCGCATCCTCCGCATTGCTCGCGCCCAGAAACAGCTTGAAGTCGTTATCCTGGCATCTAATGGCGGCTTGCTGGCTAAGAGGCAGAGACGCGAAGGGGCGGCGTTCTTTAGGTGCCCCGGAAGATGACGGAGGACCATCCTCCGGGGCTTTCTCTGCCTCGGTACGCAACTCAGGGGCAGAATCTGGTTTTCCATCGTCGCCAATTTCAGCAAAGCCAATCATGTACCGTGTGCCGAGAGGCGCAACAGCAAACGCCGCGTCCAAGTCATTCGGATGAATGACAAAGGAAACGACAATGCCATCCTGCGTCTGGCGGTAGGCGTGCTTCTTGGCTTCGAAGTGGCCGGTCATGTTAAAAGGGTGCGTCCCCGTTGCGTTCGCGCTTCGGCGCAATCGTCAGTTGGCAACCGTCAGGGCCGGGGATCGGGAGCGCATCTAGGTAAACAGCGATGTTGCCGTTTTCCAGTTTCTTGGCCGAACCGATGCGGACTGCAAAGTTCTTATCGCTCTTGGTCTTTTTCCAAGACAAAACTTCCATGTATTCGCTCATGCTGCATCCCTCAGGTTATATTTGCTTTGGAGTGCCGTGACCGTCGCTTCGATTTCGGCAAGAAACGCCGTCACCTTGGCCTCAAGGTCCGCGATCATCATCTCGTCGCGCATCACCCGCTTCACGAACAACCGCATGGATTCCGGCATCCTGGGATCGTAGGAAATGAAGTCGGTCCAGGCCCGGCCATTGCAGGCCATCTGCCATTGGATCTGGCACACGTATTTGCTCGGGACGGACCCGCCCAATAGCGTGTCAATGTGGGTGCTGGTGTTGGGGCACTTCACTTCCAGGTTTCCATCCATTCCGACATGGCCGTCAGGAGACGCGCCGGCATCTTTGATCGTGGGGTGGGCGACGAAACCCACGTCCTCAACGTCATGGCCCGTGTAGAAGCTATAGGCGGTCTTGGCTTCGCCCTCTGTGGCCGTGCCCCACGTCATGGCAGGGGATTGGAAACTCTCAGCCGGAACGCCAGTCAGCCTTTCCGCGACGAGCTGCGCGGCATAGTTCGCGCGGCTAACGCCCCAGCCTGACTTTGTGGTGGCGATAAGATCGGAAATCCGTGAAGCCGTGACCTTGCCACAGCGTTCCGCAAACCATTCCGCGCTTCCCTGAATGCTCATTTGCGCTTGCCTTCCAGGGCGGTAATAGCGCGGTCGAAGTCGGCGGCGCGGATCGCCGGTACGCTCTCGGCCTTGAAGTAGGCGCAGAACTTCTCAATATCGGTCTTGGTCTCTTTGACGAGAGACAAAATCCGCTCGACCTGGGCCGGCGTGATGTTGCCCTGTGGTGCCGGCGCGGGCCCGTGACCATGGCCGTTGCCATTGACGCCAGATGCGGCGTTCCCGTCATCATCGTCATCCGCGACAACACCGAGTATGGCTGAAAGCGCGTATCGCTTGGCGTAGGTGATCGCGCTGCCAAAGCCCTGGGGGTCTTGTTTGACGGGGCGCAGCGGATAGCGGCTCGTCATCTTCTCGCCGCTGGCATGCAGCAGCGTGGTTTCCAACCACATGGTTTCGCCCTCGAATTGCGGGGCCTGGATCACACCAAAGCCATGCAGAGCGAGAGGTTCTCGCACCGCGTCCCATACCGCGCCCAAGCCGGCATATTTGGAGCGGAACGCCGGGTTCGTGGCGTCCTTGATGGCGGGCTTGATCGCATGTTGAAGCTTCACGAACGCTTGCGCGAACGTGTCGGCACTGACCGGCGTTGCATCTTCGGTCCTGATTTTCGCTACTGTGTTCATGTCATCCTCCAAATGTCTGATGCAGCGCCC